GACCTTCAAACTTTGGCCCAATCTCACCAGCGGTGAATGAGCTGTATGCTGGTGCTGATCGCGCCATCAGAACCTCGCTTCAATAAAGTCACTCGCCTCAATGTGTGATGTCGCGCCCTCAGTCGCGTCAACAAACCGAGCCTCTTTTAGTTGTGTTTGATACTGCACTTCCATGAGCTGGATCAGTGTCGTTGATCCTGAGATCGCATAGGCAATCTCATGCGCCAAACGTGCCGCAAGTGTTTCGATTAAATTAGCATCATACTGTGCTGGATCTGTGATCTGAGCCACATACTTGATCTTTGCCGTGCCTTCATTCGTTAAAAGGCTTCTACCCTCAATAACAAACACTGGATCGCCTAATGTTGAAACCATGTTGTCTTGCGGATACGACATCGATCCATTGCTAAATTCCAAAACACGCAGGCAGTAAGGATCAGTTGGCAGCGCATACTGATATGTATATCCAAACGCAGGAGCCGTTGAACTCTGCGCCAATTCAGCGCGTCGAATTAAGCAGTTCCAAGGATGAGCGCGGAAAACAGCATTGCGGGCTGCATCGTAACGCTGGTTGACAATCCGCGCAGCCTTGCTGTCCTCAGTAAAGCTGGTGATGTTTGACCCGCCGATCTTGTTTAGCGCGTAGTTTGCAATATCAACTTTACTTGTCATTCCACTCTCCAAAGGAAAGAGGGGGCGGCGTACCGCCCCAACTTATTTAGTCAACCACATATTTGATGGTTAGCTCAATTGTGCCAGTCGCAGTGTTTGCGTTTGTCACAGTGATCGCAACGCCATCTTCATTGGTGTCTGTCTCTGTGCCAGAACCCAAAGCCAATGTCGCCAAGATGTCTACCTTTTGAGCAGATGTCGAGGCAGCAGCAGCCTTGTAAGCAGCAGCAGAAGCTGCAACCGCAGCACCAGCAGAGCTAGTATGCGCGGCATAGCCAACTGACAATGTTGTGCCTGCGCCCAACGCGTCATGTGCCAATGAACCTTCTAGCAAACGTGCGCCGTCTGGTAGAACAAACATCTCGATTGTGCTGGCGTCAGCCAAAGAAGATGCCTCATATGTGCCGTGAGCTACGCGGATACGTCCGCCCATCTCGTTGGCTTTGTTCATAACGACTGGGTCTGCCAGTGAGTTTGTACGTTGTGCTGAATAAACTGTAGCCATTGTTCAAACTCCTTATGCTTCAGAACACAACACTTCGACCACTTTCGCTTCTTCCATGCGTGTAGCACCCACAGATTGGCAATAGTAGACTTGTGTCGCGTATGACTTGTCGGCACGCTCATCAATGCGAGCTGTTGGCTCTTTGCCAATTGCTAGCTTGATGCCGTCCATTGCGAATGCAATGACGCGACGATAGCTTGAGCCATCAACGCCTAGACGGTTTGACGTGATAAAGTTAAACCCAACAAACTGATTTAGCTCGCCTTGCGCCAAAGCCTTCACAGTGTTGTAGTCGGATGATGTTACTGTTGTGTCGCCCAACAGATCAGAGATCTGTTTTGGAGATACAACGATGTAACGTGGGATTGATGGATCAACATCATTGCTGTCTAGAATTTCTTTCGCTTCTAGCAACTTCGCCAATGTCAAGCCAGCCGCTGGTGAACCTACACCGATTTGCTGATTTGATGTGTCGAATGCTGTTGTTGTGCCACCATCTTTGCCTGTCTTAGCATTGCCAAGAGCAGCAGAGATAATCACGTCATCCATTGCGCGACCCATAGCAGCAGCGGCAGCGCGGCTGTATGTTGATGTCGGATCAATCAACATGCGGACTTTGTCTTGATCGTCGATCAAGTCAGCATATTCATAATCAGCCATCGTCACCATACGACGTGAATGAGGTGTTTCGATTAGCGGGGTATCCGCGTGACGTGACGTGCGTAGAACAGCAGCCGCTGATCCTACTTGGTCAAAGAAGGCTTTCTCGCCATTTACAGTTTCTACGTCTACCGCTGTGCGCAGTAGTGAACCCATCTGCTGTGACAGCATCTGTACGTTCGAAGAAAACTGATTGACGAATGCCGTAGTGATTTGAGTAGACATTTGTCTCCAACTCCTAAGAAAAGGTTACAGGTGATGTCGCTCGATTATCCCTTGCGGGGTCTTGCTTACTGCTTGGGCAGTCACTCCGCATGACGCACATGCTTGTGTGTGGGCCTCTCGGTTATCCACTTATAGATACTCCCTTAGAGTAAGAACCTGACTGATGTAACTGTCATGCTCTGGGTGCATCTTATCCCAATATGGGCCATCTCGTCTAGTCATCTCTGCAATTTGACGTGATGCTTCTTCTGGTGTCATAATCATTTCGGTTGTTTGGCCTTCCAAACTGTCCTCTCCGATCTGATCTGCTAACGACGCAAACATGCGCACGATCTCGGGATGATCGCCCAACATACGCCCATCTGACAACGTAATCTCATCAAAGATCTCTGTGCCGCCGAGCAACGTATTCGCTGCCATTTGCGCACGTTCTAACTTTTGTTCAAACGCTTTGCCATACTCTTGACGCAGTTCCTGCTCGCCCTGATAGCGTGCATCCTCTGCCGCGCTCTCACGCTGGCTCATGCCCTCGGTGTACGACTGATCTAAATAGTTGGCAAACGCCTGCGCCTGACGGTTTGTCAAGCCTGCTTGATGCAACGCAGCCTTCAAGCCTTCCATATCGCTTTCACCCATAGATGCAGAGTTAAAGCTGATGTCATAACCACTAGGATCGTCTGGTGCGCCCAGCTTGCTATACACAGCACGCCATTCGTCATCTGTCGCGCTCTTGCCTGGCAGTGGTATCTTGTCTGCGCCGATCATGCGCTGGGCATGTACATAACTTTTCGCCAGTGACCCAGGGTCAGTAAAGTTGCGCAGGCTCGGCTCGTTGCGCAAATCTTCTGGCAGACTATCTAAAAATCCAACTGGTGCTGCACTCGCTGCCCCAGTATCCGCGACTTCTTGAGATCCACTGTCTTGGATTGCCTCTTCGCTCATTTGATTTCCTTCTCTTCGGACAGCATACGGACGATCAGCAGCACTGCTGCTCGCTGCCCTTCATTAAAAGCTGATTGGTAAGGATCGCCCGAAAACGTGGTTGTCTCAAAAGCAAAACGCTTTTTAAGATCACTCAATACTTGCTCGCCATCGTCCGTGTTAAACGTCCGCCTATATGCCAGCTTTAATTCATCTATCTTGTTCATACACCCAGTGCCTTAACCATTGGCGCTGTCTGCTGCATCACCTGAGCCTCCACCAGCTCCTGCTGCTGCGCTGCCTGCGCCTGCTGTGCCGCTGCCTGCTCACGACGCAATCTCGCGATCTCTTCATCGCTGCGAATAACACGCGCAGGCATACCAGTCGTTTCAACTAGGTACTGCACCATGCGATCTGGATCGATGTAATCCTGCACAGGCGCAATCTCGCCCAACTGCGCAAGAACCTCAAACCCACGCAGAACAGACTGCAAGTCTGTTAGCTTCTGTGCCTTCGCCAGCGGGCTAACATACTCAATGTCAATGTCCTGACCTTGTAGTTCCTCAGGTGCGGGTGGGAGAAGCCCTTCCCTGAGGAGCAGCGCAAAGGAACGCGAAATCAACGGCTGGAGCAGCTCTGCCTGTAAACGACCAAGTACAGGCCCGAGCAACCGCATCTTCTCTTCATTGCGCTGCAAAACTTCAGTCGCTGTCATTGTCGGCCCCTGGCCCAACAGCAACTGATCTACATAGAATGCCTGCCTAATCGCATTGCGACGCTGCTCTTCCATGTTTAAACCTAACGGATTATTCGCCCCGATGTTCAACGGCTCCATGCGATCCCGCGTGCCAGACCGATAGAAGTTCAAAGATCCTGGCGTTGTACGAATAGGCATCATAAACCCATCGTCAGGAACCATCAAAGGCGGATCAATCTGCTTCTGCGCAGCTCTAATTGTCACCTCTGACATCTTGTTCACCATCTTTACATCAGGCAAAGCAGTCATCGCAGGCGAGCGTCCATAGGTACTCACGCTGTCTTTAACAAAACGCGGAACCATAAAGGGGAAGTCGTCAAAGCCACTCTCGCTCAACAAATGCTTTGCGCCCTGATGGTAATACACTGACGCAATCGCCTTACTTTTTGCCATTTTGCCTTGCGCTTCGCCCCGAGGGAAGACAGCGTGAATAATGTCATGCTCTTTGTAAGGATCTGTCTTCATGTCAGACAACACTGCACGCGGCATATTCTCTTCGCCAAAACGCATAATCAACGCACGCGCAGTCAGCTTGAACTTACGATATACCGTATCAACACGCCCCTCGGCGTCTTCAGAGATCAAGATCTCCGCAATGTGCCGCGAACTAAACCGCAAACCATCCTTGTCACCCTCGACATAGAAAGCAGCCGTGCCAAATACGACCAAGTCATAATACAGCTCATGGATCTCTTGCTGGAAGTTAGACCGATTGAACGCCTGGTACATCTGATCCAAGCACAGCTCTAACCACTCATTCGCCGCATCATTCCGCTGCAACGCTGGATCACGATACCGCATCGAAAACCACGGCGTGCTTGGCGATGTCAACATCCCATGCAACGACGACGCCAGCACAGCATGAATAGCCGTGCCATCATAGATCAGCTCAGTTCGCTTGTCGCCCTGCGTCCGCTTTTTCGTAATGTCAGCCTTACGCGGCAGCATATAATCTGCCAGCTCCTGCCAGTGCTTCTCCCAGTTAGAACGCTGTGACTGTAACGTCTTATAACGACGCTCTAGCTGCGTTACGATAGGCGGTACTTGTGCCATTACATTGTCCTATACATATTCAGCAAACTGCTGGTTTCTTTCTTCTTAACGCCGTCTAAAGCACCGCCAAGCGTCTTCCCCGCTATCCGCTGCTGCAAACGCTCCAGCGGATCAACGGTCTGGGCCATATTCAACTGCGCAGGCTGCATAGCCTGCTTGCCCATCATACCCGCAATCTGCTGTGGCAACTTAATCATTTAATCAAGCCCATCAGTGAACGACGCCCTTTTGTCTCAGGCTCACGCAGCAAACCGACAGGAGTAGTGCCGATTGTTGCCTTGCGGCCCTTAGCCCCCGCTTCCATCGCTTCCGCTTCTGTAGCCCCCGCTGGAGGCGCTATACGGCGGCCCTTATAGACAGGATCAGGCTTGGCAGGCGCACCGCCTCCACCGCCACCAACA